GCAGCCAGCAGAACGACGGCTGGACCATCCAGATGACCGGCACCCTCAAGGAAGTCACCCCCGGCACGCTGAAGACCGTGCTCGCCATGGCGGACGTGACCACCGCAAACGGCGTGAAGAAGGTCACGCTGCACACCGACGTCATGGACGCCGACTACATCGACAGCCTCATCTGGGTGGGCGACACCTCCCAGGGCGCGGCGCTGATCAACCTCAAGAACGCGCTCAACACGGCGGGCGCCAGCATGACCTTCACCGACAAGGGTGAAGCCACGCTGCCGTTCACCTTTGTAGCCCATCAGGGCAATGTGGACGACTACGACATCGCCCCCGTCGAGATTCTGTTCTTCGACGGCGCGGCGGCTGCAGCGGCCTCCGCAGAGCCCGAGGCGGACGCTTCCGAGCCTGCGGCTTATGATCCCGAAACGGCAGAAGAATAACACCGACACGGCGGCAGATGCACTCTGCCGCCGTTTTTGCGAAGGAGGAATCGAAGTATGAAACTTTCCGAAATGAACACCGTGCAGCTGGCGGACGCGCTGGTGAAGATCGCCGCGCCGATGGAACGCATCGGCAAGGATGAGGAGCTGAACCGCGCCATGTCCGAGGCCGTGGAACGCCTCCGCGCCGGCGGCATGACCAAGCTGCAGCACAACGCCGCCATGCTGGGCATGCTGATCCCCGCGCTGCTGGAACGCCACCGCGCCGACACCTTCGCGGTTCTTTCCGCGCTGACGGGCAAGAGCGTGCGGGAGATTGAAGACCAGCCCGGCGTGCAGACGCTGGCGGACGCAAGAGAATGTCTGGACGGGGATCTGCTGAGTTTTTTCAGATAACCCGGCTCTACGGAAGCCGGGAAGTGATATCCTGCGTGGCCTGTGAGCTGCGCGTGGTCTCTCTGGCCGCGCTTTCGGCGCGCCTTGAGGTAAACGCCCGCCGGGAATTCTGGCGTGGCTACACGGCAAACACGTTGTGGAACATAGCGCAGGGGCTGGCGGCAGTCACCGGCGCACGGTATGAGGCGCAGCCCTATACCTCGATCATCAACGACCGCCCGAGGGAAGAACGCTCCGGCGCGCAAATCGTGAGCGATGTGCTGGGTATGCTGGAAAGGAGCGTGGAGTTCGATGGGTCTGTTTGATCTGTTCAACCTGACGGCAAACGTAAAGCTCAATTCAAAGGATTACGAAATCGGCATTGCGAAGGTCAAGTCCTCGACCATCATGGTTGGTAACCTGATGGCTGACATGGTGAAAAAAGGCGCAAGTATGGGAGCGGGACTGGTAAAACTCGGCCTGACCTACAACATGCAGATGGAGGACTACACCACCAACTTCAGGGTCATGCTGGGCAGCATGGAGGCGGCGGAGGCGAAGGTCGAAGAGCTGAAGACCATGGCGGCAAAGACGCCGTTCGCCATGTCGGATCTGGCGGACGCCACGCAGACGCTGCTGGCCTTCGGCGTGGAGAGCGACAAGACCACGTCGATCATGTCCAAGCTGGGCGATATCTCGCTGGGCAACGCGCAGCGCATGAGCAGCCTTTCCAATGCCTACGGCAAGGCGGCGGCGCAGGGCAAGCTGACCGGCGAAGTGGTGCAGATGATGGTGGACGCGGGTTTCAATCCGCTGCTCCAGATTTCCGAAGCCACCGGCGAGAGCATGGAAAACCTGCAGAAGCGCATGAGCGCGGGCGCAGTCTCCGTTGATGAGCTGGACCTTGCGCTGCGGCGCGCCACCAGCGAGGGCGGACAGTTTTACCGGGGCATGGAGGAAGCCTCCAAGACCCTTTCCGGCCAGTTATCCACACTTGAGGATAACTGGAGCGCACTGCTCGGCGAGGCCATGAGTCCGGTGAATGAGCAGCTGAGCAGCAAGACGCTGCCGGCGGCCATTGAGGCGCTGGACAAGCTCAGCATGGCCCTGTTCGGCGTGGGCAAGGATGCGGAGACTGCCAAGAGCAAGCTGTTTATCGACTCGGAAGGCAACGAGCAGGATCCTTCCAAGAACCTGCTGACGTGGGTGAGCGACCTGATGGCCGAATGGACCAACGGCGTAACCGAGGACGACGCAACCGTTACGGCCTATGTGGAAAAGTTCAACGCCAATACCAACCTGATCAAAGATGCGCTCTGGAAGCGAATCAATGACACCTCCAATCCGATGACGGACGAAGAGTTGGAGGCGGCGAAAACCAAGATTACAGAAATCGAGGGCATGCAGGCCGAGGTGGAAGCCCTCCTCCAGAAGCGCGCAGGAGGCTATATCACCGAGGAGGAAGAGGCGCGGCTGAATACCATTCTCACCACGCTGGAAACCATGCAGACCGAGCTGGAAGCGACAGTGGGGTTTGATGAGAATGTCGTATCGCCGTGGGAGCGTTTTGTGGGCGTGCTGGGAGACCTGTCGGTCGATGCGATCACCGGCCTTACAGACGGGCTGCTCTGGATTTCCGAAAACGGCGAGGAAGTCAAGGGGCTTTTGACCGGAATCGGCATAGCGTTCGGTGTTGTATGGGCAGTAACCCATCCGCTGGGCACTGCGTTGGGGGTAGTTACTGCTGCAGGCGTCGCGCTCATAGCAAACTGGGAGGACATCAAAGCCAAGGCGGCTGAAATATGGGAGAACATAAGCTCGGCGGTAAGCGAGGAATGGGACAAGATAATCGGAAAAATTCAGACCGCGATTGACAAGGTCGCTGAGTTTTTCGGAATCCAGAAGGTAAGCACGCCAAAGATATCGACCGGCTCCAAGTCTATTATAACAGATCCTACGCAGGAAGCGCCCAGGCCCAATCCTGATTTCGTTGGCCCAATGCCCGCGATTCCCAGCAAAGCCGTCGGCATGGACTACGTTCCCTATAATGATTATCCCGTGCTGCTCCACGAGGGCGAGGCGGTTCTGACCAAGCTGGAGGCCCAGCAGTGGCGCACGGGCGGCAATGTGCAGCGCGTCGGCATCGATTACGAGCGCATGGCTTCGGCGATTGTGTCCGCGTTTGCCAACAGCGGCATCGGCTTCAGTGTGGGCGGCTATGAGCTGGCGACGGCTACGGCCAGCGCAAATTCCCGCGCAATCAACGCGCGGCAGAACGACATCAACATCGGGAGGGTGAGATTCTGATGGCATGGATCATATTCAACGGCGTCGACAGCCGCGACATCGGCGTGCTGATCGAGCAGCTGCCGGACTTTCACCGCCCGAAGCGGACCGTCACCTACACGCCCGTCAGCGGCCGCGACGGCAGGCTGGGCGTGGACGAGGACACATATGACGTATACCAGACGACGCTGCGGGTGAACTGCTTCGGCGTTCCGGTAAAGACGGTATACGCATGGCTGAGCGGTCGGGGCTGGATGACAACCAGCCTCGAGCCCGACCGCAAAGTAATGGTCGACCTGTACATGCAGGCCAGCGACAGCCACTACCGCCGCGCGGACGGCGGCGTGCTGGACACGATAAGTATTTCGGCATACTGCCAGCCGTACCGCTATTTCCTGCCGGACGCGGCGGCGGACGCGATCACGACCACGCCCTACACTATCAACAATCCCGGCACGGCGCCGTGCCGCCCGAGGATTACTATTCTCGGCACGGGAGACGTGACCGTGATGATCGGCACGGAATACTTTATGGAATTCGAGGGGCTTTCGGGCGGCGTGATCGTGGACTGCGAGATGCAGGAGTGCATGTCGCTAGATGAGATGCAGCTGCTCAACAGCATTGCCACGCTGGATGAGTTCCCGGTATTGAAGCCCGGGCGGACGGCGGTATCGTGGACGGGCAGCATTTCAAAAATCACTGTGGAAAAGAGGTGCCGCGACCTGTGATAACCATCCATTCCGCGACGGCGGACGATTTCTCGACGCTGGGCATTGGCGCGCTTTCGCCGACAGAGGCTGTGGTGGAGGAGCATGCCGGCGCGATGTACCAGCTGACCATGACTCACCCGCTGGATGAGCGGGGAAGGTGGAGGCATCTGGTGAAGTACAACATCATCAAAGCGCCATCGCCCACACGGGAAACGCCGGAGATCGCCATTTCGGGCAGCAGCGCGCAGACGGTGACGCGCCATATCTACAAGGTAGCCACCCCCAAGGGCGGCAGGCTGCATTTGCGTCAGCAGCCGAGCCTTTTGGCCAAGATCATTACCAAGTACAGACCCGGCACCGAGGTTGTGCGCGTAAGCAGAAGCGGAGACTGGGCAAGGGTTGTGGTGTGCAGCGGCGGCGCGGCGGGCTATATGTGGGCGGATTATCTGACATATGTGCGCACGGAAACCGAAACCATCGGCACGGATGCGCCCGGAAAAGTAATTCTGCCGCGCCAGACCCGGGAGCAGCTGTTTCGTATTTCCAAGGCGGAGAAGGATGATGCAGCGGGACTGGTACGCGTGACCGCGCTACACATCTCCTTCGATCTGGCCTACAACGCTATTGTAGGGGAAATGAAGCTGGAGAATGTTCCGGCGGACGAAGCCGTGGCGCGGATCCTTGCGCAGGCCTGCGACGAACATCCCTTCTCGGTATACTGCACCGACACGGCGGCTGTATCAGGCGATTTTACCGGAAAGAGCGTAGCTGCGGCCCTGTGGGGAGACGGCGGCGTGCTTGCGCAGACCGGAGGAAGGCTGGTGCGCGACAACTACGACATATTTATCCTGGCTGATGAAGAGCGCGATCTGGGCGTGGAGATCCGGCACGGCAAGAATCTGACCGGAGCGATTGCCACCGAGGATGTGAGCGGCACGGTAACGCGCATCATTCCGATAGGCAAGGATCAGGCCGGAAATATGCTGATGCTGGAAAATCCGGTGTACGTAGAAAGCCCGAGAGCTTCCCTTGTGCCGGTCGTGCGCTCAAAGACGGTGGAATACAACGTGCAGGTGGGCTTAAACGGCGTGGAGGACGCCATATCGGCACAGGGACGCCTGATTGAGCTTGCCCTTGCCGACTTTGAAGCAGGGGCAGACGGGGCTGTGGTGGGCCTTGACGTGGACTTTGTGCAGCTGGAAAACACGCAGGAATACGCGCAGTATGCGGATTTGCAATCCATCCACATGTATGACACAGTGCACGTCATCAGCGCGCGCAGCGGCATCCGCTCGGCGGTACGCATGACCGGTTTTCGTGCGGACGCGCGCGCAAGGAAGCCGCGGTATATTGAGGTGATGCTCGGCGTCATTACGGATTATCAGACCACTGTATTTGGATATGACATAGCCGACGGCACAGTATCCGGAACGAAGGTGCTTCCGGGGTCCATCGACGGCGGAGCCATTGCAAACGGCGCGCTGGATTATGTGAAGCTGAACAAAGCGGCGGTCGACCTGCTGGCGGCGGACGCGCTGCATGCGGTAGAGGCCAATATCGATACGCTGGTTGCTGGAAAGCTGACAGCCGATTCGCTGGCTGCCGGGTCGATTACCACAGAAAAGCTGGCTTCGGGCTCGGTTACGGCGGACAAAATGGCGGCAGGCGTGCTCTCCGCCGATCTGATCGCGGCAGGCTCGATTACAGCCGACAAGATCGCTTCAAAGACCATTACGGCGGCGCAGCTGGCGGCGGGACTCATTACTGCGGACAGCGGACTGATTGCCGTGGGCGCCATTCAGACGGCGCAGATCGCCGACGGCTCGATTACCTCTGCAAAAATTGTGGAGCTGAATGCAGACCTCATCAAGACGGGCACGCTGTCGGTGGAGAGGCTGCTGATCGTAGGCGATGATGGTCTGATCTACCGGATCAATGCCACGTCAGCGGGGCTTACGGCTTCTGAGCTATCAAAGGAGCAGTACAGGAACTACATCAACGGCAGCGTTATCGTTGCCAAGTCAATTACGGCAGCGCAGATCGCTGCGCAGACCATTACGGCGAACGAGATCGCCGCCAATACCATCACCGCCGCACAGATCAACGTATCCAGCCTCGTTGCTGATCAGACGTTCATCAATGAGATAAACGCCCTTGCAGGCTCGCTGGATCTCAAGGCCAATGAAAGTGTGAATATCATGATCGGCACCGCCACAGGTCCGCTGGAGCGAGACGTTGCCGACGCCAAGAACAACGCCTCTGCCGCGCTGGACGCAGCAGGAAGCGCCTTGGAAAGCGCAGACAGTGCTCAGGCTGCTGCACAGGCCGCCAGTGCGGCGGCGGGGAATGCGCAGTCCGCGGCAGATGGAGCCAAGAGCGACGCTTCTGCGGCGCTGGACGCTGCCGGAGCGGCAATCGAAAACGCCTACAGCGCACAGTCCGCTGCGGCCGCGGCCAATACAGCGGCGGGGAATGCGCAGTCCGCAGCAGATGCGGCACAGTCCGCGGCAAATGATGCAAAGAACGATGCCTCTGCTGCACTGAACACAGCCGGAACCGCGGTAGAGAGCGCAAACAGCGCACAATCTGCCGCAGACGCTGCCAATACGGCAGCAGGAAACGCGCAGTCCGCAGCAGATGCAGCAGGCATGGCGGCTTCGAATGCGCAGGCCACGGCAGATCGGGCAGGTGATGCAGCGTCCAATGCAAACAGCATGGCTATGGGCGCGGTATCCTCCGCGCAGGAGGCGGGCGCCAACGCTTCACAGGCCCAGCAGACGGCCAATGCAGCAAATGCCAACGCATCACAGGCCCAGCAGAGTGCAAATGCGGCGCAGGAAACGGCTGACGCAGCCAACGGCAAAGCCGACGCCACCGACGCCAAGCTGGCCATGTGGTTCCGGTTTGATGAGGACGGACTTGAAACAAGCAAACGGGGCTCAACCTATTCGACGCTTGTGGACGACACCGGATTTCACATTCAGCAGCTGGGCGAGCGCATCGGCAGCTTTGCCAAGCGCCAACTGGCGGCAGAAGCGGTGCGCGTGGGCAAGGTGAACACCGCTGAACGCCGGATCGTTATGCGAGAAGCGGCTGACGGCGGCATTGTATTCAACAGGGAGGGTGCAGCGACATGAGTACGTTCAATATATCGGCTGACCGGCTAGGTTATGTAAACCGTGCATCCTACAGCAGTTGGAACACAAAGGGCGCATCACAGGGTGCGGTTGTCGGAGGGTATCCCCGGGTAGGCGCGCTGGTATTCTCCGCACTGCGCAGCAGCGTGGAATGGGCGGATCAGGAGATCGGTGCAATCCGGTTGACGCTGACCTTCTCGCAAGCGGGCTTAAACAGAGAAAAAACTCTGTACATGTACAAGGGCACGCAGAACGCTCTGACCGGAACCGGCACGGCCATGCTGGGAGAAGCCATCGGCACGGCAAAAACCAACGGAACAGCGTACACCAGTACGAGAACCATCCTTTTTTCCTCAGAATCCAATCCAGCGGCGTTTGCAAAGCTGGTTGAATGGATTCAGAACGGTACGACAAACACCCTTGCACTGTATGTGAACGAAGCTGCGTCAGACTACGACTGGTCTACCAATTACCTGTATATTTCGGCAGCTGCGCTGTCTGTAGATCACGAGGTGAAGGGCAGCAAGGGAGATCTGAGCGCGGATGCGGTGGAAGCCGGATCGTCGATCACCCTGAAAATTGAGCCAATGGAGGCTGAAGGCACGGTAACGCACAAAGTGCAGTGGAAGTTCGGGAGCCTTGCCAGCGTAACAACGATGCTTCCTTCAACGACGACGGTAAGCACCTATACCGTGCCGCTGACGTGGCTGGCCCAGATTCCGGACGCACTGAGCGGAAAGGCGCAATGCGTACTTACGACGCTTGTGGACGGTGTGCAGAAGGCGCAAAGGTCAATTCCATTTACTGTGAACGTACCCGAAAGCGTGGTTCCGGAGTTTACCGCCAGCGCGGCAAGCAGCGGCACTTCAGGCGGATATTACCAGTATATCGGCGCGGCGATAATCTCGTTTGCAGACATAAACCTGCCCTACGGTGCAGACGCCGTGGCGTTCCGGATTGCCGGGGCTGAAGGAGTAACTGCAGCGGCCAGCTCCGTGACGACTGAAAAATTCCAGACTTCAGGAATGCATACCTATACGCTGACGCTGACCGACAGCCGCGGGCGCAGCACTACGCACAAGGTCAGCATTGACGTAAAGGCAGTTGCGTTGCCGCAGATTACGGAATTCTCGGTACAACGGTATTCCTCGCGCGTGGACGACGGCGGAAGCACCATATATGAGGCCAGCACCGACGGAAACAAGGTGTGGGCAACCATAGCGGCCGCAGTAGACCTTGCGGGCGGAAACAACACGCCGTCGGCATACATCCTGTACGGGCCCGAGGATGGCACACAGAGCCGGGTATATCTTTCATGGCCGAGCAGCGCAGCAGCCTACAATGTGGAGAACAGCCGCACGCTGATTACCGCCGTCATTCCGCTGGACGATGCATACGACTTTGAGCTAGTGGTATCGGACGAGCATACCTCCGTAACCGCGTCCTCTCGCGTGGAGCAGAGCTGGGCGATACTGCATATGGCGGGAAACGGCAAGGGCGTTGCGGTAGGCATGTATTCCACAGCAACCGAAGACGCCCCCAGGTTTGAGAGCGCATGGGAGGCCAGCTTCTACGGCGGCATACGCGGCGTAACCAACTACACCGAGGCGGAAACGCCCACCGGCGGCACATGGATTGACGGGAATCCCATATACCGCAGGGTGGTAACCTTCGGCGAAATGGCGGCAAATTCAGAAAGCCATGTGCCGATCGGCGTAGGCGCCAATGAGCTGGGGCTGGTAATTGACGTGAAAGGTATGGCATACACGCCATACGAGGGGTATATGATGCTGCTGCCCAACCCCAGCAAGGATAACAATTGGATGGTGCAGATGCAGATCAGCAACATGCTCACTGCGCCGGCTGTGACGATCATTACCGGCACGGCCCGCGCAATTACCAGCGGATTTGTTATTGTTGAGTATACAAAAGTTCAGTAAAGGGAGGAATTTCGATGGTAGTCTATGATCCCGAAAGCGGCGTATTCCAGATGACGCGCGGCGATTACGCGCCCATCCGCTGCGGCCCTTATGTGCGCAATCCTGATACGGACGAGCTCACGCCTTACGAGATGCAGGAAGCGGATACCATTACCCTGACCGTGCGCAGCACGGCGGATACGTCCATGCCGATTCTGCTGCAGGTTACCTCGCAGCCCGGCAGCGACCGCATTGTTATTCTGAGCGAGGATACGAAAGAAATCCCGCCTGGAAAATATTCCGCAGATCTTCAGCTCAACCTTGATGGCGGTCCGCAAGCTATTACATTCTGGCCCGGCCCTCCCGACAGCAAGCGCAAGCAGGGAACGGTGTATAACTTCGAGAATTTCATCATCAATGCGGAGGTGACCTGATGGAAACCAACATTACTTCCGGCAACGGAGCAATCATTCCCGAGGTTGACATTGTCGGCGCTGCTATCTCACCGGAAACGGAAATATCCGGCGAGATCCGATCTGAAATCAGTCTGAAGGGCGAAATGAATGCAGGCGCGCTTATTCTGAACGACTACACCTTGACCATTACCGACATCGCCGGCGGTCATCGCCTTACCGTAAGGCGCGGCTCGGAGGAGCAGGTCATGGACGTGATGGACGGCAGCATGTCGGACGGGTATCTGATGCCGGATCAGGTGGTATTCCCGGATGGTGCGGTTACCACATTCCCGATCGGAAGCGTGGAGCTGGTAAACGGCAAGGGCACGCTTATTTCGCCTGGAGGCACGCTGGCAGACTTTTTCGCGAAGCTGATCAAGGTGAAAACGCCTGAAATTGCGCAGCCGAGCGCTCGGGTGAGGCTCACCCAAGCCAAGGAATATGAGGTCGGCGAGTATGTCACGCCTTCATATGTGCTTGAGTTTGATCCCGGAAGCTATGAATTCGGGCCGGATACAGGCGTGAGAGCAGCTTCGATCACTGTGGCCAACAATGTAAACAGTGAGACGCACAGCGCTGTAAGCGGAAGCTTCAGTCGGATTCAGGTAACAAAAAATACGAGCTTTAAGATTACCGCCGTGGTGAGGCATACAGGCGGAGCCGCGCCGAAGGATAACATGGGCGGGAACTACGTGGCCGGTAGAATTGCTCCGGGAACGATCGAGGCAGTAAGCGAAGCACTTACTGGATACCGGCAATCCTATTATGGCACGCTGACCAGCAAAAACACCATTACGGAGGCTGAGATCAAGAAGCTGCCGCGCCGCGGAAGGTCGCTTAACGCAGGCGATTCCTTTGAAATCACAATCCCGGTGGGCGCGAGGCGCGTAATGATCGCATATTCGCAGGACCTGCCCAGAATTAAATCCATCATCGATACCGGAGGGATGCATTCGGACATTGTGAAGAGCTTCAAAGTGCAGTCCTGCGGCGTGTTCAGCGCAAACATGTACGATGCGGACAGGTATTACGTCTATTACCTCGACTTTGCAGTCGCGAACGACACCCAGAACAAGTACATTGTAACGATCTGACGGAGGTGATGATATACATGGCTGAATACGGAAAACTGAGATTCTCTACGGCTCTGGACCCGACCTCGGCATTCCCGTTGGATGCACGGATCCTGTTCGATTCACTTGAAAAGGCACAGGCGGCTGCAGCAACGGCAGATGAGGCGGGCAGCACCAGCACGGTGTATTACATTGGCCAGCAGCTGGTGGTAATCACGGAAGACGCTGCAACCCTTTACACCATTCAGCCGGACGGAACTCTTCGGGCGGCCGCCGGTCCTGATTCCGCTGTTCTTCCTCCGGTTACGCAGGAGGATGAGGGAAAAGTACTTACGGTGGTGGACGGCGCGTGGGCAGCGGCGAAGCTGCCTGTATACGACGGCGTTTACTCCGTAACGCCTGCGGCAGAGGCGCAGACGCTGGCTACGGCACAGAAGCTCATGGACGCCGATCTGACGGTGGAGAAAATCCCTTACAGCGAGGTAACGAACACCGCAGGCGGCACAACGGCAAGCATCGGATAAGAAAGCGAGGAATACATCATGGCAATTTCTAAGGTAGTATATGGCAATAATACCCTGATCGACCTGACCCAGGACACCATCAAGGCGGAACACCTGATCAAGGGCTACACTGCCCACGGCGCAGACGGCGAAAAGATCACAGGCACCAACGATTGGGATTCCAATACCCAGGATGCAACTGCTGCAGACAGTGAAATTCTTTTGACGAAAAAAGCTGTTGTAAAAGGCCAGATGCTCACCGGCACAATGCCCAACAACGGCGCAGTGAATGGCACCATCAGCACGATCGATGGTAAATTTTATGTAGCGAAGGGTTTTCATGATGGTTCAGGATATGTAGAGATTGATCCGGCTGAACGAGCAAAGGCGATTCCGGAAAATATCCGAGAAGGCATCACGTTTATGGGAATTCCGGGTAGCATGAGCGGCAGTGAGGATTCCAAGCCCCAGGCGAAGGAAGTAACGCCTTCCACTGAAACCCAGACCGTTCTGCCGGATACCGGTTATAATTGCCTTTCCCAGGTAACGGTGAAGCCCATCCCCTACAGCGAGAGTGACAACACCGCAGGCGGAACGACCGTAACCATCGGATAACGAGGACAATGCACATGTATGTGAATAAAGTTGTGTATGCTGGCCGGACGCTGATTGACCTCACGGACAGCACAGTCACGGCGGATACGCTTGCCGAGGGCGTTGTGGCCTACAACGCAGCGGGACAGAGGATCGTCGGCACGGCTAAGTTTATTTCCGCCGGTTATGCCGCGCTGATCGACAGCAACGGAATGACGTTTGTCGATGCAGACGGCAGAACTTTTGCAGTAAAGGAGGAATAACAAATGACTGAATACAAATCGCAGTACACAGGCGAGCAAATTGATGCCGCCGTAGCAACTGCGCAAAGTGCGGTACAGTTTGCCGCCCAGACCCTCACCGATGAACAGCAAGCGCAGGCCAGGACAAACATTGCAGCAGCGAGTCAGAAAGAAGTTGACGCGCTTTCTGAAGAGATCGTTGAGCTTCGCACAGAGGTCAACAACGAAGCAACCGCAAGCGGAAGCACGGTAACGGTAAAAGCAGAGGCTGACTCCAGCATGAAAATCGTGTCACAGATCGCAGCAGATGGCAAGGGTGTAAGTCGGGTAAATCTGACGCATAGCGGCAAGAACCTTGCGCGGCTGCAAAAAAACAATATTTCTACGGGCGTTGTGGTCACCTATGACGGACTGTCTGCTGGTCACGCAGCAGGAGCAGGCGCGTCCAGTACCTACATCAACATCAACGCATACACCATGCGCAGCACCAGCATTATGCTGAGCGTTGTTTTGCCCGAAAACATGACTTTTGTTTATACGCAGAATAAAGTATGGAAGGGCGAAATCAAGAGCAGCGGCAATGTTAGCATAATGGGCAATGTCGGCGATGTAATCAATGGATATTTCCAAGTGTTAAAAAACGTTGCTGTTGACGGTGACTTTGCTGTGCAAATCGAGATCGGCACTCAGGCAACCGAATATGAAACGGCGAAAGAAACCACGTATAGCGTAACGCTCCCTGAAACTGTGGTAAATGGCGAGTACAACTGGGCAACTGGTGTGCTGACCAACAGCGACACCGGGGAAACGGCGCAGCTTTACGCGCAGTCGATTTTCGCATACGGCGGCACGGACATCCTGTGGAGCGACACCGGCAACACGACTGTCACCTACAAAAAGTCCAGCGGGAACAGCGGTAGCGGTGAAAGTGCTGGTGGTGGCACATCGTTTGATTACAAGGCATATAATCTGCCTATCCTCTATCTGTCAGGCGATATCACCCTGATGAACAAGGACGATGCTGTTGATCTTGCTTATGTGTACGGCAGCATGAAAGGCACGGCATCTGTTAAGTGGCAGGGTTCCAGTTCCATCGCCTACCCGAAAAAGAACTACACCATCAAGTTTGATACTGCTTTTGAAGCAAAAGAAGGATGGGGAGCGCAGAAGAAGTACTGCACAAAAGCGAACTGGATTGATTTCAGCCACTCTCGAAATCTGGTTAGCGCCAATCTTTGGGGGCAGATTTGCGAAGAACGTGGCGGTGATCCGTTGGCAGATTGCCCGAACTACGGCGCGGTTGACGGCTTCCCGATTGTCATTGTCATCAATGATGAATTTATGGGAGTATATACATTTAATATTCCCAAGGACGGGTGGATGGCAAACCTGCCCACGGAAGGTGCAACGCAGGAAGCTATCCTGTGCGCTGATGTGACTGGTATCGATGCAACCAGATTCAAAGGCCCTGCAACGCTGGACGGTGATTTTGAAGTCGAGTACATCACGGACGAAGATAACACAGAATGGGCAAAAACTTCTTTGAACGCGCTGATTAACGCTTGTGTTAATAGCGATGGCAGCGACCTTGATACAACCATTGCGGCTATGTTGGATTGGGACAGAGCGATTGACTACTATATCTTCACAGTGCTGCTTCGTGGCGATGATATGGTAGACAAAAACTATCTGCTTATCAAGCGCGGTGATAGCCCGTGGCTGTTCGGTGGCTATGATATGGACTGCACGTTCGGCCTGTATTGGGATGGCTCCAAGTTCATAGAAGCCAATATTTTGACAAAATTCGCAGGTGTTGCGGAAACGCATCGACTGATGAACCTGATCTATACCTACAAGCGTGATGAACTGATTGCGCGTTACAAGCATCTGCGAAACACGGTCATGAGCGAAGATAATATTGCTCTTGCTTTCCTGAATTTCGCTGGTGTCTTCCCTCGCCCGTTGATGGATGAGGACAACCGCAAGTGGCCGACCATCCCGAATACAAACGTCAATAACGTGCAACAGGCTATCGACTGGTATCGCCGCCGCTGCATCGTTATTGACAAGGAGATCAACGCGCTGCAACCTCAGCAGTAATCAACTTTCTGATAAGAAAGTTAAGTCAACTTTCTGAAGCGAAACAACTAATTAACTTTCTGACAAGAAAGACAACAAGGAGGTGATGCGGCATGGGCGTATATCTTGAATGTACAAACAATCTGCATTGAATGGAATACAGAAAGGAGAATTCTATGGCAAACAAAAGAATCGGTCATGCTTCTCTGAGTGAGAACGGTACAATTTACGGCGCAGTCGGCGATCAGACCGGGCGCGAAGTATACGTCAGAAGTTGGTATGACAGGGGCTGGAACTGCGTGCTGCGCCCGGTTGACCCGGACGTGGCGGAGAAGTCCGCGCTGCTGTGCGAGGCGGTGTGCGCCAACGATAACGTCGGCTACAGCCAGTCGAGCAGCAATGTGACGGGCCGCAATTCCCTGCGCCGTCAGTTGATGGAGAACGGCTGGGATGTGAGCAGAATCGCCAAGTGCAATTGCGACTGCTCGTCCTTCATGGCGGTCTGCGCGGAGTACGGCGGCGTAGAGATGCAGCCGCAGTACACCTCCGGCAACGCGCCCGCCACGTCCACCATGCGCGTCAAGTTCGCCAGAACTGGTGCGTACAAGGTGCTGACGGACAAGAAGTACCGCAACTCCCCGGACTACCTTCTACGCGGCGATATCCTGCTGCGTGAGGGCAGCCACACGGCGATGGTTCTGGACAACGGCGCAAAGGCCGGCAGCGAACGCCCTGAAACGCCGTACAAGCTCGGCGACCGCCTGTTGCGCAATGGCTCGGAGGGCGCGGACGTGCAGGAGCTGCAAACGCTGCTGATCCGGCTGTCGGAGAAGCAGAACGACACGTCCTACCTCGTCGGGTCCTACGGCGCAGACGGCGATTTCGGCGACAGCACCGAGTCGGCGGTGCGTGCATTCCAGAGAGACTATGCGCTGTCCATCGACGGCATTGTCGGCGCAAAGACGCTGGACAGGCTCTACGCCGCTCTGGAATCTGGCGGCGACGGTCCGGTTCAGAAGCCGGAGAAAGTGCGCATCTTCGGCGGCACGGCCTACATCCGCACCGGGCCGGACACCTCCGGCGCAATTCTCGGCACGGTGCATTCCGGCGACCGCTATCCCTACGCCGGAGAAACCTCTGAAAACGGCTGGAACAAGATCGTCTACGCGCCCGAGGCCGAGGGCTGGGTGAGCGGCAAGTACAGCAAGATTGAAGGAGCGTGAGGCCGTTGCAGCAGATGATAGAATTCATCGAGCAGCATTGGCCGCTGATCGCCGCGCTGCTGCCGTGTCTGATCGAGATTGTGCCGGTCAAGTGGAGCCCGATCACGTCGCTGCTGAAATGGATCGGGCGGATTGTCACGGCGGAAGTCATGGTCGAGCTGGCAGAGGTCAAACGCACACAGGCGGAGCAGCAGGCGACCATTGATGCGAACGAGCTGGACCGCATCCGCTACGAAGTACTGGACTTCGCCAATTCCTGCCGCAACGGCAGAAAGCACACCAAAGACGAATTTGAACACATTATTGTGCTGAATACGAAGTACCACGGTCTGCTGGAAAAGACCGGCGAGGAGAACGGCGTGTTTGAGCAGGAATACGAGTACATACTGGAACTGTACCACCGCTGTCAGCGCGAAAACACGTTTCTCTGAGTAAGAAAGGAGACATACTATGATCGATCTGACCCCTCTGTTTCAGGCTCTCATTGCCCTGCTGGGCGCGATTATCACCTACAAGCTGATCCCGTGGATCAAGGCCCGCACCACCAACGAACAGCAGGAAGCGCTCCGCGCGACCGTCAGAACGCTTGTATTCGCCGCAGAACAGGTCTACGGCGCAGGCAAGGGCAGGGAAAAGCTGGACTACGTTGCTGCCCAGCTCGCCGCCAAGGGTTACACCGTAGACCGCGCTGAAATTGAAGCTGCTGTATATGATTATCTGAACGGTCCGAAGGAAGTAACTGCACCGCCCGAGGAGGGCTGATTTATGGGTGTGCCGAGACGGTATCCTCAGTTTGACGACCTGTCAGCCGAGGAGTTTGCGCACCTGCTGGCCATGTCGAAGCTGAGCGGCGAGGAAAAGGAAATCGCCGCTCAGTGCATCGTGTGGCACATGAACTACATCGACGTCGGCGTAATCGTCCATATGGACCGCAGAACCGTCTCCCGCAGAATGGAGACGGTGATCCTGCCGGAGCTGGAACGGATGATGCGCAAAAACATGAAAGCCGGGGCATAGCGCCCCGGCTATTTTTTATGCCTTATTGAAGCCCATCTGTTCGCACAATGCGTCCTGCAAAACCTTGGAGAAGTTCAGACCGCGATGTTCAGCGGCTTCGTTCAGCCACGAGGGGATGGTAAGCGTCTTTTTGACGGCTTTGTTGGAGTGGGCGCGGCGATAAGCGTCAGTGTCTGCGAGAATCAGCGTAACAAACGCGCCGTCCGCTGCGGGTACGTTTACGCCGGATGCGGCGGGAATCTCCTTTGCCTGTTCCTCGGCGCGTGACAGCCAGCCGCACAGCGCGTCCTCTGCCATGTGCATAGCGTCGGGCAGATCGTCGCCGCAGGTGTAGCAGTCGGGCAGATCAGGGAAGGAGACGTTGTACATGCCGTCCTCGGCTTCGAATACTGCGGGATAAACATACTTTGCCATATCTATACCTCCACGGCGCGGGACTTATTTCAGTCCCGCGTCTTTCATAATCTTATTGGCCGTTCCGGTTGGGATTTCCTTGGATGGGTGCCGCGGCACTTGAATCTCTTTGCCTGTTACCGGGCTGTACCAGAAATCGTGTTCGCCGCGATGGTCGATCAGGTAACAGCCTATCTTCTTCATCAACTTGGTCAACTCGCTCGTTTTCATCATGTCCCCTCCTGACAATACTATTATAACACGTATTGATACGTATGTCAATGGGAAACTACGTATTGATACGTATTTATTTTGTCCACAAGATGTACACGCCATGCACACGTCTGCCCCCTGAAAATCCGAAAAAATGAGATAATCGGGGTGCAAAGGAGGCGATGGTTTGAATTATTACGGAGGCTATCAGCCGCAATACGGCGGAGGTTATCAACCCCAGCAGCAATACGGCAATCCGCGCATGGACTTCCTGCAGCAGACACAGCAGGCCATGCAGCCTATGCCGCAGATGCCGCAGATGAACACTGGCGAGCTTCAGGGCCGCGTTGTAACGGGCCGCGAGGAGGCTGTGGCGGCGCAGGTTATGCCGGGTGCGCCTTATTTCTTCCTCGACCTTGCCCACGGACGTGCCTATGTGAAGCGCTACGACCCGCAGACGGGCGCTGCGGAGTTTATTGATCTCGCGGTTGTACGCCCGGAGGCTGCGGCTGCACCGCAGTTCGCGACGATTGAGATGGTGGAAGCGCTCCGCGCCGAGATAGAATCTCTCCGTGCCGGACAGGCTGCACCGCCGTCCAGCAGGCGGAAAGGAGCTGAAGTTGAATGATGATGAACCCTATGCAGATGATTCAGATGCTGCAATCCTCCGGCAATCCTATGCAGGCCATGATGAACATGGCGAACCAGAATCCGATGCTGCGCAATGCGATTCAGATGATGAACGGTAAAACGCCCCAGCAGATGGAGCAGACCGTGCGTCAGATCGCCCAGCAGCGCGGTGTAGACCTCGACCAGCTTGCGCGCCAGATGGGCGTGAGACTGCCGAAATAATGAAAGGAGAACGGGATATGGAAAAAGATACAGGATATGCACTTGGATATTTCCCCCAATCCGAAGACAAAGGCGAATCTATTATCGGGGATGATTTTATGGCAGCGATGTTCTCGCTGATTATGGCTGCGACTTTGGGTGCATTTCCATCAGCGCAGCCGGAGAGCGAAGAAAAAGCGAGTGAATAATGTTCAATCCGGCGACGGCCGCGCCGTGTTGATAGATTCTCTGAGTATCTCTAATGATCTATGACTCACACAAAGGAGGGAAAAATATGGCAGAAGATAATTTCGCCATGGGTTATGCTCTTGGTCAGGATTCCAACAACAACTGTAACGACGGCTTCGGCTTCGGCGGCATGGGCGGCTGGATCTGGATTTTGCTGCTGGTCGGCTTGTTCGGCGGCTGGGGCTTCGGCGGTGCAGGCGGCTTCGGCGGTTACGGCGTAAACGGTGCCGGTCTTCAGGGCATGGCAACCCGCGCTGATATCAACGAGGGCTTTGCACTCCAGAATATCACCGGCGGCATCCGCGGCATCGAACAGGGCCTTTGCGACGGCTTCCACAACCAGACTGTCGCAACCATGCAGGGCTTCAACGGCGTAGAGCGCGGCTTTGCAAGCCTCTCCAACCAGCTCTCTGACTGCTGCTGCGAGAACCGCGCCGCAATCGCACAGGTGCGCTACGACATGGCTACGCAGGCCTGCGATACTCGCAACCTCATCCAGAACACCACCCGCGACCTGATCGATAACGCCAACGCTAACACTCGCCAGATCATGGACTTCCTTGTTCAGGACAAGATTGCCGCGCTGACCGCCGAGAATCAGTCCTTGAAGTTCGCCGCATCTCAGGCGCAGCAGAATGCGTTCATCACGGCGAATCAGGAAGCTCAGACCGCAGAGCTGATCCGCAGACTGGGCCGCGACTGCCCCGTCCCGGCTTATGTCGTGCCGAACCCCAATTGCTGCTATGGCAATCCTGTGGGCGTGTCCTACGGCGGCTGCGGCGGCAATTGCGGCAACGGCTACGGTTTTGCCGCATGACAACTCCAACAGGGATAGTTCGGCTCTGACCGTTCCCCACGAAATCTGACAGGGGGATGGGCAACCATCCCTCTGAATCTATCAAGGAGGCGAAATAACAGTATGATTGATGCAGTATCCAATGCAATCCAGCTTGTGGACGTCGGCAGCGGAGTGGTATTCGAAAACACCCGCATCATGACCGGGCGTACCGTCCGCCATGAGGCAGGCTCCGCGCGGTTCGTGCTGCTGGCTCCTGGCATCTATTCCGTTCACTTTTCCGGCAATATCGCCATTCCCACCGGCGGCGCGGTTGGCCCGATCTCGGTTGCCCTGTCCGTGGACGGAGAATCCATCACCGGCAGCGACGCGATCATCACGCCTGCGGCGGTTGAGGAGTACGGCAACGTCAGCGTAAACGCCCTTGTGCGCGTCTATGGCTGCGGCAATTGTCCTGCAAACGTTGGCGTGGTGGTGGTCAATACCAGCGACATTCCGATCAACGTGCAGGATGCGAACCTGATCATCATCCGTGAATGTGGAGGTGGTAATGTATGAAGCCCGGAATGAGAATGATGATGCTGGATAAAATCCGGCAGGGAGACCGCCCGCCCCGTAGCGAGTACGGCGGCGGAAATGAGCGGCGCATGATCGGCTATGACCGTGATAAGCCGCAGCGCGGCGATATGCCGCCCATGAACGGCCCGCGCTATGATCCGCCCGGCATGTGGCCCGGCTGGGAGCGTCCGCCCATGGGCCGCTACGACGGCGAGCCCGAGGCGCGCAGGCGCCGCGACAGCCGCGGACGCTATGCCATGGGCGGCTCGGAGTATGACAATGACGAAGAGGATGATTATCCTCGCCACAAGCGGCACGAGCGCAAGGGTGAACTTCTAGCCAGCGGTTCTGTCTGGATGAATCCCGGCATGGGTAAACGGGATTACCCGCCCGTTGACGAGCATCAGGCAATGGAATGGGTGCATGAAATGGAACCGCCCGAGGGCGGCAGACCCATGCCTGCGTTCCGAATCGAGGAAACCGACGCCCTGCGTAAAGCGCATTGCCCTGAATGCGACAAGTGGGAGTTCTTCGTCGTGATGAACATGAAGTATTCCGACCTGTTCGAATACGCGAAGAAACTTGGCATGGACAAACCCGAGTTCTACGCCTACATGGCAAAAGCGTTCCTCTGCGATAAGGACGCAGGTCCGCACAAGCTCCAGAAGTACATGGAGGTAATCCCCAAGAAGTAAGCAAAGCCGGGGCGAAAGCCCCGGCACAGGCATTTATAACGCAATAAAGCCAACAATTAGGTAGTGCATGAGAGAAAGAATGAATTCTTAATCGCATGCACCACCTAATTTCATTCAGGCATTGCGGGGTATATGTCCAAAGACATATACTCTGCGGGGTTTTCGTTGCGAGTACAGCGGTGAGTTTTATAATACACGACGCGGGAAATGACGGAGCGAAGCAGCTGGTTGCGCTTCTGAAGGTCGGTAGTAAGGGGATAAGCCTCCAGGACGTGCTGAATGTTGGGAAGCTGCATGATGATAATATCACTTGTGGTCGGCATGCTATGAAGGCGAGAAAGCTCAACTTTTGCGGACTCAATGCGAGCGGTAAGCTCGTCTCTGCGCTGAACAAAAACGGTGGGAGTATAGATACCCTGTTCTAGTAAATCGTGCAGACGGGACATTTGCCCGTTGAGCGCGTCGATCTGCTTTTGTATGGTCGCGGCTGCTGTATTCTCAGGCTTGCCGCTTTGCTGCCGCATAGCGGGGCTGCTGTACTCGACAACCCAGCTTTTCAGGGCTTCCAGCAGCGTTTCCTCCAAAGTGGGGATATATATACTCGTGGTTGGGCAATTCTGCGTGGGGCATCGGAGAGCGCTGGGCCGGCCGTTTGCGCCTGGCTTGCGTTGGAGGGTTTTGCCGCAGATGCTGCATTTGATCAGTCCGGACAGCACGTTTGTAACAGGCGCATAGGTATTCTTCGGCAGCTTAGCGTGGGCATCAAACATGCGCTGCACGCGATCGAAGAGAGCGCGGTCAATAATGGGTTCGTGGGCGCCCTCAACAATGATCGGCTCCGGGTTTGTCTCGCGTGTGATGCTGCGCACGCCGCCGGCAGAACGGACGCGGGAGACGCGCTTGTTCCAGCTTGATGTGCCGATATAGGCCGGGTTGCGCAGAATTCGCCGTATATAGTCGCCGGTAAAGACGTGCCCGAGGTCGGTACGCAGTCCCATATCGTTCAGCCTGCGCGCAATGCTGTCAGAGCCCATGGTTTCGTCGTTGTCGCCGTCTGCATACCAACGGAAAATCATCCGGACAATCTCGGCCTTGTCAGGATCAGGAACCAGCGTAAAGCCCTTGCGGTCCATGCGCCGGACTTTGTTGTAGCCATAGGTGACGCGGGTGCCGAGATAATTGCCCTCTGCGGCAGATCTCGCACGCCCGGTCTGCATGCGCTGCTTAATCTTGCGATATTCGAACCGCGCAAAAAAGAGAGAAAAATCAAAGAAATCTTCGTCGGCGTCCTGCTGCGGGTCGAAAGTCTTAATGGGTGTGATGATAAGCGTGTTGGTGCTGTAAAACGCCTGCTTTACAATGCCCTGATCAATGCTGTCGCCGCGCGCAAGTCTGTCGGCGTCATTGACGATCACACCAGCATACTCTCCGGCCTCGACGGCGGCAAGGAGCATGCGCATCTGAGGTCTGCTCTGGATGCTCTCGCCGGAGACGATCTCCTCATAGATCTGTACGACATTCAGCCCACGCCGCTCGGCAAGCTGCGTAAGAGCAATGCGGTGTCGGGCAAGGGTTTCGCCTTCTCCGCGGGCTTCCGCCTCCAGATCCGCGCGGGATTTTCGCAGATAGATGGCATATTTACTGGTCGGGGCTGGGCTCATACAGATCACTCCTCAAAGTAGTACGTTACGGATGTTGTAAAAAATCCGTGGACGTGCTATACTATGAGGTGCAGATCCACGGATGCTCAATCGTGACGGTTTGCCTTGTACACACCCGATGGCAGTCGGGTGTGTTTTTTATATCCGCAGGCGATTGCGGATATGCCGCGCCTAGCGCAGCCACATGCCGGTGAGGCCTTTGTCGATGTTCCAAGGGAGGAGCTCCCACACAAAGTAGCCGCAGAGCAGCACAAGGAGCAGGGCAAGGCAGGTCGTAAACACTCTCTGATGTTTCAGCTCGCGCCGCAGACAGTCGATGGTTTCTCCGCGCTTCCCGAACAGCCCTTCAAGGTTGGCAATGGTCCTGTCCTTGTGGACGATGCGTTCGTTGAGTACAGCGAGATCCTGTTCCTGTTCGCTCAGACGGCTGCGCTTGTCGGCGAGGCGTTTTTCCTGCTCGTCGACCTTCTCACTGAGTGTGCGCAGCAGCTCGGCGTTGGCGGCGATGCTCGCGGCGGTGACGGTGTCGCGCTCGCGCATCATGCTTTCGACCTGATTGCGCATGGCGTCCATGAGCGTCGCGTCGTAGGTTTCCTCCTCGCGCGCAAAGTCACGCTCTGGCGCAAGCCCGAGAGTGCGGTCGAAGGACGCGTTGAGCGCTCGAATGATGGGATATAGCGTGGATATGCGGGGATCCTTGGTCGTGCCCTGCATCAGCTTGCGCAGCGTGGACTCCGGCGTGCCGCTCAGACGCGCGAGGGCGGGGAAGGTCAGTTCCTGAAATTCCATCAGCTTGCGCAGATGGTCCCAACGGATTTCCGGGGTCTCGATGATTTCGGCCTCAATCGGCTTGGTTTGATCCACGTCGTACCTCTTTCAACCTGTCCAAATTCGAGAGGACAGGATTTTTCTTATTCGGTCGGATTTTGCGCTGTTTTCACCTTCAATGGACGGTTTTCCCGTGATTTTCTCACATTCGGCAGGGGTGCTCCGCCGAATTCGGACGGTTTTTTCTCTTATTCGGCGGTCGGGCTATCCAAATTCGGACGGTTTTTCTCGCATTTGGTTACCCCTGTCCGAATTTGGATAGTTCCCAAGAGCCGCTTTTTGTGCTATGCTTCAGTCGTCGCCGGAAAGGCGGCGCAGCTGGGAATCGATAACAGCTTCCACGGTATAGATTCCTGCTTCGTCCAGCTGGGCGATGCGCTCCAGCAGCCGACGCTGCTCTGCGGTATACTGAATGGGCTTGAGCCCAAGCAGCTCGTCACAGGAGCAGCCCAGCGCACGGCACACGCGCATGAGCGGTCGGATTTGGGGATAGGAATAGCCGATTTCCCAATTGCTGATCGAAAACGGATTCGTATTCGACTTCGCTCCAAGCTCCGCCTGGGTCAGGCCGGCGCGCATGCGCTCCGCACACAGTCTGCTGCCAAACGCTTTCATAGCTTCCTTGCTCATAGGCATCACTCCTTTTTTATTCATTATACTGCAAATGATTTGCACTGTCAATTTGTAAAGCGCAAGACGGTTGCAATTTAACAATAACAAAGGAGGTATCCCCATGCGTCACAACTACACGGTAAGACGGTCCAACCTGGTCGAGAACTACGACGTGGTCTACAAGCACATCCCCGAGAAGCAGCACGTCAGCCGCATCATTGACCACCCGCGCAAGCTGATCATCATTAACATGTGCTGCAACCCTTACGATGCAATGCCCGAGGAGATCTTCTACGAGCGCACCTGCTTCGACACCGAGGAAGATGAATAAAGACCCCGGCAGCGACTTCCTGCCGGGTGAGGAGGAAATATGATCCGAGTGAAGATTCCTGCGCGGTTTGCGCACTTCGGCATTCAGACCGAGGAGGATCGGGAGCATCCCGAGACGGACATGCGCATCGACGTGCCCGAGGAGATGGTCTACATCAACACCGCCGCCCGCCCCGGCGCGAACGTCACAAGGGTGCGATTCAGCGATTCGGAGCCAAGGCGGCGGTGGTGGTGATCAGTTGGGAACGGACTGTGCGTAGAGCGTATCCGGGCAGTAGTCGATGTCGCCCGGCCAGCATACGGTTCCGTAATTCACGGTAACGAGCCGGAAGAACGATTCATCCTTCAGCGGCGCAAAGGCCGGGAAGTCCAGCAGCGGAGAGGCGTCGAAGACGCGCTCCTCATTGTTGGAGAACGTCAACTGCAGCCGGTGCCCGGACAGCGGCACAGCCTTGCGCACCCGCGGCCCGAGGGGCTGGGAGCCATAGATGATTTCAGTCATGATACACCTCCGTTACTTCAGCGGGTCGATACGGAAAGTGGCTTCGCCTTCAAGCGCCAGCTTCCAGTTGGCCATCAGCTCGTCCTCATGCAGCAGCGCCCACGCCTTGACCAGCGCGGCCTGCTTCTTCGGGAAGCCGCCGGCAAGAATTTCGCCGTCCAGCGAAAAGGACGCTTCATAGTCGCCGTAATAGGCGTGGAAGTGCGGACCGCTGTGCTGCCCCATATCCTTCCAGTTCATACGAATGAGGATACCGTAAAACATGCAGATTGTCGGCATGGGGAACCTCCTTGTAAGTTACTTAAAGCCGAGTTTAGGTGCGGTGTAGGGGGTGAAGACGAAGGGGTTAGAGGAGATTTGCAAGAAGGTGCCTTCAACCAGATTCCAAGTGATAGACTCGTCGCTTGAGTAAAAGGATTCATATTCGATGAGATCATCAACATCTGTAAAAAACTCGTTTGTACGTTTGCCGTAGGTCAAAGAAGAAATGTCGGTGCTTGTCATTGTCCATTTGCCGGCTGGGATATCTACGCCGATTTCATAGATGCCGACTGGAACCTCAACTTCTTGCCAGTCATCTGTTACCCACATGGCTAATTGCACCTGTTGCTGGAGCTGTATCAACTCTTCCAAGGTCATGCCAGTTAAGTCGAATTCGGCCACGGCAGAGGTAGCGCAGACGATGAGCGCAAGGATAAACGTGATGATCTTCTTCATGAAGGTAACCTCCTCTATTGTTGTTTGATCATTTTTCTCGGATGCGGATTTCCACACCCTCAAAAAATGGAAGATCAGTTAAGTTAGGATTAGTCGTGATTTCAATCTGTTCCCTTTTTGCTGCTTCCTTCGTTTCGACGGTTCCGTCGCAGCTGGCCTCATACAGAGGGATGGGCTTGCCGGTGGGCGGGTACGGAACCTTGCCGATCTGCTTCAGCGGAAGAGAGCCTGCGGAATGATGTTTCACAGCAAAGTCCAGCGCGGTGCAGACAAGCTCCTGCCCGACGGGGGTAAGGGTGTCGAACCGAGCGGCGACTTCGATAGCCTTTTCAGTGTACTTCTGACGGGTGGGCTTTGAGGCCTTTTTTGCAAAAGCCTCATCGATGGATATCTCATAGATATCGCAAAGGACGAACAGGGTGTTTGCATCTGGCTGTGCGTATCCTGTTTCCCAGTGCCCGACTACCTGCTGGCCGCGCCCGATTTGTTCAGCAACTTGTTTCTGTGTAAGCCCTTTTGCTTCGCGGGCTGCCTTTAGAATTTGGCCGATTTCTTGCTTGGTCATGTGTTGCACCTCGTTTCTGGTCACATTATACACCGCATCGTTTTGAAAATCAATACGTTTTCTCAAATATTGAGTACAAAGGTATTGACAACTAATTATTTGAGTGCTATAATGACGACGTACTCAAAAATTGAGTTTGGAGGTGAGCTATTTGGATGATGTAAGAGTAGTTCTCAAGGGAATTATTAGTTCCCGAGGATTCAATCAAGCTGCGATTGCACGCAAGGCTGAAATGTCGCCTGCGAAGCTGTGCGACATCCTGAATCTTCGCCGCAGGCTGGATGCGAACGAAATGTTCAATCTCTGCGACGCGATGGAAATTAGCTATAGCGAGCTGAGACCAACCCGCCCGGCCTGACCGAAACAAAAATCCCCGCCGCAGCGGGGTGGAAGGAGAAAACATGGAGAGAGCAAAAGCCTCCGAGAAACGCTGCAACGTTTTCGAGGAGCTGATCAGGGCAAACGCAAACGAGCCGGATTACGATGTTGAATCATGTTACGACATCGACGAAGCCGCAGATGGGAACAAGCCTGCTGAGCAGCTGTGAGGCTTTCCAGTCGAGAGGCGAATCCTCGATATGGAATTTCAGCGCAATGCAAAAATGGCGCATATCATCGGCAGTGAATGATGGCGATTGCGCTTCAAGGCGCAAAGCAAGGGTGTTATATCGAGCAACATAGGCGCGATACTTTGCGTCGGTGAGGCTGTCGGCGAGATTGCGTAAAGCATTGACGATGATGGCAATATCGTCAGAAGAGAATTCAAATTGCGGCATGGCGGTTTCACCTCCTTTCGATGTGATTATACCACACGACCGCAGGAAGGACAAGGAAGTCATGAACGCTAGGAAAATTGACGCGCTTCTGGCGGAGCTGGAAGGCGTGGAAAGATGGGAATGGGAGGCATTTCGGGACAGGGTGGACGAGAAATATGCCGCCGACGCCCGGAAGATGACGCTCACGCCGGACATGGCCGGGCATATCAGACAGCGCCTTGCTGACGAGGCCGGTATCGGCGAGAGCCGCCCCCGCGAAGGCAGCCGGCAGATGAAGATGTTTTGACGGCCGCAGGGCCGCAGCAAGAAGGACAAGCGAAACCGAATAGGATCTGAACAGGAATGGCGATGCGCAGACAAACGGAAAGGGGGAATTCTTGGTGGCACTGGTGAGAAGCGGCGTTGCCGGAAACGGTGCGCGATGGCGAATTTGTGACGACGATTACATCCGCAATACGCCGGAGGAGAATGCCAGACGTCGGGCCTATGCCTGCGGGCTTGCCCATCAGATCCTGATTGACGCAGCGTTGGAGAAACAGAAGGAGGAGCAGAATGGAGATTTATTTCAACTGGCACAGAATGCCGAGCCGCCCGGAGATGATCCGGCATATGGAGAAGCGGCTGGACGAACTGATCGACCGCCGCGTGGAGCAGCTGCGCCGGCAGGCGGCGATGCAGGCGCGCTGCGCCGCGCTCGGCTGGATTCCCGAGTTGGCGCGAGAGGTTGAGGCCTTTGAGCGCAACATCATGATGATCGACAGCCAGATCGAGCGCGTGGAGATCGAGCTGAGCGAACTGTACCACGGCGAAAGGGAGGGCTGGCCCTTCCGGAACGAGGTGTACGAGAGTGTATAATGCGGCGATTTTCCTGCTGGGCGTGCTGATCGGCGTCGAGATTTCGGTGTGCGTGTGGTCCGCGCGGCAGGCGGTGAGGGCGTTTGAGGAGGATACAGATGGATAATACAACCGGAATGTGCCGCTTCTGCGGTCAGGTGAGCGTTGTTGACCCCGCGGGGATATTTGGTCAGGACGAACGCGACCGGATTGCCACGGAGCAGTGTCTCTGCGAGGGTTCCGAACGCGCGCGGATCATACGAAACGCGAAGGAAAAGCTGGAGAAGCTGGCCGGCGAGGAATCGAAAGACGCTGGATACGAGTACGCAGTATGCCGTGAAACGATTGATGCGCTCGGAGAGGCGATGGCATGGTTGGTAGACGGCTATCTGGCGGAGCTTCGCGTGGTGGAGCCGGGCGGAGATGTTATCAGAATTACACGGGCAATCCGTGAGGTCAATGTAGAGCGCGTGCATAAGGTGAAGCGCAAGCTGTGAGGCATGTATGAAGATTGTAGTTGATCTGGTGGATAAGGCGGAGCGGCTGC